TGGAAGGCAAGATATTGGTCTTGTAAAGCGTGGTAATATGGCTAAAAGCAGTAACAGATTAAGTGAGATTTTAGAAAAGAGACGGTTTAAATCTGAAAAGAAAGATGAAAAAACGTCTGATAAAGAAGACAAAAAAGAAGACAAGCGAAACTACAAGCTTGAGAAAATTAGAGAAGTTACAGCTAAAGCTTATGCTGTTGCCTCCAAAAGGAAATGGTTGGTCTTTCTAATTGTCGCAGCTATTGCTGCGTATCTTATTATCTTCAAAGGAGGCGGAGCCTCTGCTGGTGGTGGAATGTTAGACATAGTAAAAGGTTTTTTTAGTTAGTTTTAATTGGAGAGTGTGATGCAAAAAGTCAAAGACTTAATGAAGAGTCGTCGTTTTTGGGCAGCAATCGGTGGAGTAGTAGTAGTTGGTTTGCAAGATGTTTTAGGTCTTGATCCAGCAACTGCAAACAGTATTGTTGCTGTCATCGTATCATGGATTGTTGGTGATTCACTACGGACGACAGAATAAACCGCATAGAAACTTATGCAAACATTAAGCAGTTCGTTTATAATACTATAGACGAGCTGCTATTTTTTTGGACTGAGTATGAATAATAAAGAAAAACATGTTTTGGTATTTTCCGCTACTTGGTGTGGACCGTGTAGAATGATGAAGTCTACAGTCTGGAATGACCCAGAAGTGGAAGAGGGTTTATCCAAATTTGATTCTGTAAATTTTATAGATATAGATGACCCAGAAACAAAACAATTGGTTAACATGTATAATGTTAGTGCAGTTCCTACTATCTACATAATAGATGAAACTGGGAAGCCTATAAAAGCTGAAAACACTATGGACGTTTCAAGAACACTTAATTTTCTGAGCTAAAATGCATAAACAAAATCTTCAAGTAGTGGTTTTCATGACCACTTGGTGTCCTCACTGCAAAACCATGAAAGAACATACTTGGGCAAACGACTCCGTAAAAAAAGCTATACTGCCATACCACAACAGTAAGCCAGCTTTTCTTCTATGCGACAAGCCTCAAAATAGACATCTGGTTGATGAATTTGCCATAGAAAGATATCCTACTGTTGTGATTATAGATGAAGATCATAACATTAGAAAAAAAGCCAACAACATGAGTCCAGACGAGTTAGTTAATTTTTTAGATAAAACAGATGAATAAACAAGATAAAATATTAATCACTGGAGCTGAAGGTTTTGTAGGATCTACTCTTGGTGTTTTTCTTGCTGCGGAAGGTTTTACAAACGTTCTTGGCGTAGGGGGAACCAGACAGGGGGTTGATTTAGGGGATGATTCAGACTTAGGTTGGGTGTTTGATTTGAATCCAGATGTTGTAATTCATTTAGCAACAAGACTTCCAACTAAAGAAAACTGCCTCGATTATCCTGCTGGAATGATGTACGAGAATGTCTTTGTAACTTCTAAGGTTTTAGAAGAAGCTAGACTTAGCGGTTGTAAAAAATTTATAACCATGTGGGATTCTTCTTGTTATCCAGAGCGACAAATTATACCTTACAAAGAGTCCGAACTATGGGACGGATGTCCTCATTGGACAAAGAGGTATTATGGAAATTCAGCAAAGGTTATGATGGAAATGACTATGGCTTTTGCAACGCAATTTTCAGAGATGTCTTGTATTAACTTAATAGCTCCTGAAATATACGGGCCAAATAGCGGGTTTAATCCAAATAAAAACAAGATCATTGAATCAGCAATAACAAACATAAGAGTCGCTCAAGACCATGATCGCGACCTAACAATTAGTGGTTCTTCAGGATTAACTAGAGATTTTATATATATATCTGACGTAATAAGAGCTTTATACAAAAGCATGACTAATGAGGAAGAATCGGGAGTATACAATGTGTCAGAAGGAATTGATTATTCTTTAAAAGAGCTTCACGAGATAGTTGCGGAACAGTGCGATTTTAAAGGAAGTATATTTTGGGATGAAGAAAAGCAAGATATACAGGAAAGAACCTGTCTGAATATTTCTTTAGCAAAAAAAGAACTTGGATGGAAACCTTTAATTGATTTAAAAAAAGGCATTGAAAAAACTTTAGAATACCATGATCTTAACCTAACGCCAAAATACGTACGTAAAGACTCGATAATTCAACAATGATAGAAGCAATAATCTTATCAAGAGACAAAGCTTGTCAACTAGATCTGCTTCTAACTAGTATACAAAGAAATAGTAAAAATCTATTCAGCCTGAAGGTTATCTACGAAGCTTCAAATAAAAGCTTTGAACAAGGGTATAACAAACTAAAAGAAAAATTCTACTACAAAGACAGGAATGGTTTAAGCTTTCCTGTAAAATGGCACGAAAGATCTAGTAAAAACTTAAGCTTGGATATAGTCAATGTATTGAACAGGGACTCTGACCTTACCTGCATTTTCAATGATGAAAATATACTGTTTTCTACTACACCTTCGTATAAAAAAATAATAAATTTCTTTAGAAAAGAACCAGTCGCCGCTTTATCTCTTAGAATCGGAGACAATACTGTCATACAAAACCCCTACAGTGTAGATAGGTATTTTATAGATAAGCCAGAAGAATTTTCTTTAATAGACGAGATCTTTGTAGCTTGGAACGCTTCTTCTATAGAGCCTTTTACTAATTTCTCAATGCCCTTTTCTCACAACGGGCATATTTACACAACAAAGCTGATTGAACACATCTTAAAACAGACTGAGATAGACTCAATAGATAACTTTGAAACCCTGCTTCAAAAAGATTTATACTCAGGACAATTTGAAGGACTCATTCCTCCTTATATGTCCTGCTTGCAAAGCAGCGCTTTGGTTACTAATTCAGCAATAAGGATTTCGGACGATGAAGAGTTTGAACAAAAGTTCGACACCTCAGAATTTAGTATCAACGAAAGATATTTAAGCGGCTATGAAATAGACTACAATTTTTTTGATTTCGGTAATATTTCTAAACCATTCCAAGAACACATAACGAGATTTCGTCGTGAAAATCATATGCAGTACGGTTGTTAGAGCAGCTAAACAGGGAGGCATGCATGGAGGATTGTATGTCATAGACGTAGACTCAGGAAAGGTCATACATCATGCATCTTATGAAAAAGATTTTATTAATGATAATGAGCGTGGAGGAGAAAGAGGTCTGCGTGGCATTGCTGTACTTGATGACCGTATTATCGTTTCTGACTCTTGTGGTTTTACCGAACTAGACAAAGACACTTACAAAATAAAAAGAACTCATCAAGATAGAGAGCATTTTAAAAGCATACATGAAATAACATTCCATGACGGTTTTTTATGGGTCACTTCGACAGCGCATGATGCGATTGCTAAAATTGATTTAGACTTTAATGTCGTAGATTTTTGGGAGTTTAAAGGACGAGATCTAGAACACTCAAAAGTACTGACGGCAAAAGAAGCCATAACCCCAAAAGAAAAAACTGAAAACGATAACTATCATATCAATTCCATTTTTACCAATAATGGAAAAGTTTTAATCTCTGGTTTGTCAACGCCTCTTTATGAGATTGGTTCAATGAAAGAGGTGTGCAAGATACCCACACTAAAAACCGATGGATACACTGTCCATAGTTTTGTACACAATTTTTACAAATACGACGACTTAACAATAGCAAACTTAACTAGTCTTCAGGCTTTAGGCATTTCAAAAAACGGGTCTGATTTTTCCGTCTGCAAAATACCAAAAGCTAAGAAAGTTACTTATCGTGTAGATTCAATTGCGTCAAACAATTGGAATAGAGGTTTAGCTAGAAAAGACAATCTATTATTCATAGGGTCTTCTCCCGCTAGAATATTAATTTACAACTTAGACACGAGACAGTTTGAAAAACAAATACAAATAGAAAAAGACATAAGACACGCTATTCATGGACTGGAGATATTAGATGATTTTTAATGAAGACCTCGCTCTAAAAAACGGAGCAAAAAAAGTTAAAAATGGTGATTCTTTTTGGGCTTGGCTATTGCCACAAGAAGATGGTTTTCGTAAGATGGTTGCTTATGCCCGTCATGATGACATTTTCTGGATTCATACTGCCTATCAAAGCGAGCAGAACAACAAGAAGAAAAAGTAAAATTGATTAGCCCGACTCACCCAAAGTAGGTCTTACTCGAACGAACTTAGGAAATCTTCAAAAATAAAAACGACGCTGTTTTCATTCCGTGTATAATATCTTGTTGGGTTACAAAGAGCTTAATAAATAAAGCTAGAGCGACACCAACTCAGCACGCCATCGTTGCACCAAGTGAGTAGTTTAAACTTTTTAATATCATTAACCAATTTCTTGGTAAAGCAAGTGTCGCTCTTTTTTTTTCGGCCCCTTAGTGGGCTTTTTAATATAAAAATTCCTCGGATTACAAATGACTTCAGATATCAAAGTTAAGAAACGTAATGGAAGACTGGAACAAATTAACCTTGATAAGATTAACAGATGCGTTGAGAGAGCATGCGAAGGCTTAATAGACGTTAATGTTAGTGAGGTTGTTCTCGATGCAAGCTTGCAGTTATATAACAAAATAACTACATCCGAGATAGACACTGCTTTGATAATGTCGGCTCGTTCAAAAATAGAAAAAGAGCCAAACTACAGCTATGTAGCAACCAATCTCTTATTGTCTAGTCTTTACAAAGAAGCATTTGGCAAAAGTGTAACCGGAGATTTCTTAGATGAATATAAATCTTCCTTTATAAAAAACATCAAAATCCTCGTTAAGGAAGACCGTCTTAATAAAGCTATTTTAGATTACGACATGGAGCTTCTAAGCGAAAATCTAGTAATAGAAAGAGATAAGAATTTTAAGTATCTTGGAATCCAAACTCTATACGACCGATACTTTATACACAAAGAAGGCCGTCGAATGGAAACGCCGCAAGCTTTTTATATGCGCGTAGCGATGGGGCTTTGCTTAAATGAAGAAGATAAAGAAGAGAAGGCTGTTGAAATGTACAATATGATGTCTGAGTTTAGATACTCACCATCAACCCCAACTCTTTTTAATAGTGGTACTTGTCACTCTCAGCTATCTTCTTGCTATCTCAGCACTGTAGACGATTCTATTGATGGAATATTTGGAACCATTCATGGTCAAGCTAGACTATCTAAATATGCCGGAGGTCTTGGTGTAGACTGGAGTAGTGTTCGTTCCACAGGATCTTATATCAAAGGAACTAATGGAGAGTCTTCTGGGTTAATTCCATGGCTTAAAATATTCAATGATACCCTAGTTGGGGTAAATCAGGGCGGAAAGAGAAAAGGGGCTGGTTGTGCTTACTTAGAGGTATGGCATCTTGATATTGAAGACTTCCTTGATCTAAGAAAAAACACGGGCGACGATAGACGTAGATGCCACGACATGAATACTGCCCTGTGGGTATGTGATGAGTTCATGGAAGCTTCCGCAAAGAGTAAAGACTGGTATTTATTTGACCCCTCTGAATGTCCAGACCTACATGAGACCTATGGAAAAGAATTTTCCGTAGCTTATAAAAGGTGCAAGAAGATGGCAAACAATGGAGATATTAAAAATTTCCGTATTATAAATGCCAAAGATCTCTGGAAGAAGATGCTCAAGTCTTTGTATGAAACAGGGCATCCGTGGGTTACTTTTAAAGACCCTTCTAATATTAGATATAGTAATAAGCATGAAGGGGTCGTTCATTCTTCTAATCTATGCACAGAGATCCTTTTGCATACAAAGCCAACCATTTATAAAGATGGAGAAGTTGAAGAGACAGGAGAGACTGCTGTATGCAACCTCGCAAGCATCAACCTTGAAAACCATGTTAAGATTCGAACTATTGACTGGAAAAAATTACAGCAAACTGTAGAGGTTGCTGTAAGAGGGTTGGATAATGTTATTGATTTAAATTTCTACCCCACCAGAGAAGCCCATCAATCTAATGTTCGTCATCGCCCAGTTGGTCTTGGTGTCATGGGAACTCATGGGTTACTTCATAAGCTGAACATTGATTACGATTCTAAAGAATCTGTTGTTTTATGTGGTAAGGTTCAAGAATTTATTTCTTATCATGCAATCCTGACTTCTTCTAAACTAGCTAAAGAAAAAGGAGCTTATTGGTCATACGAGGGTTCAGAATGGAGTCATGGTAATCTACCGATTGATACATATTGTAGATTAATGAACGATAGACTTCCTGAGCATCCAAAAGGCGGGAATAATAATCGTTATAAGATAAAAGATTTTGAGACTTTAGAATGGGACAAGGTTCGAGAACATATACAAGAGTACGGAATGCGTAACTCAAACGTAATGGCTATCGCTCCTACTGCGACTATTTCTTATATACAGGGATGTTCTCAATCAATAGAGCCTGACTATTCCGTGCTGTTTGTTTATTCTACCCTGAGTGGTGAATTCACAATGATTAATGAGCATTTTGTAAACATGGCAAAAAAGAAAGACATATGGTGTCAAGAACTAATCGACGCCTTGAAGACTGCCGATGGTGATGTTATGTCTATTGATCTCCCAGAAGACATGCAAAGAGAATTCAAAACAGCCTTTGATGTTAATGCAGAAACGTTAATTGAAGCGGCGGCAGAAAGACAAAAATGGATCGACATGGGGGAATCGTTTAATCTATACAATAAGGGAACAAGCCTTAAATACCTTAATGACATTTATACATATGCTTGGGAACAAGGTTTAAAGACCACGTATTATTTGCGAAGTAAGGCTGCAACAAGGCTTGAAAAGTCAACCGTAAAAGCCCCTAAAGAAGAAGTAACCCCAGAAGAAGATTTAGGTCAGGTAAAAGCCTGTTTAATCACAGACCCAGACTGTGAAAGCTGTCAATGATATTTCAAGAATTCCGACAGTCACCCACATCGCCGTTAAAATACATAGTTGAATTAACGCCCGAAGAATTGGAAAGAGTAAAAGACCTAGTGTTTCAAATAATTAAAAGAATAAAAGAAAATGAAAAAAACTAAAGAGATCATTTCGGATAAAGTAGCCGCAGTTAATCAGATACTTCCCCACACTAATAAATGGGCATGGGATTTATTCATAGATGGGGCGGCTAATAACTGGATGCCTACAGAGATATCTATGTCTAAAGATATAGAGCAATGGAGGGGAGATTCTTTAACTGAAGATGAAAAATTAGTAATCAAAAGATCTTTAGGCTTCTTCGCTGGTTCAGAATCCCTAGTCGCTAACA